TATCAATTGGCATCAAGTCTTGCGTCTTCAACAAGTACGGCAACAACACCACAGACTAAGGTAACGTTAACAACAACATCTCTACCAGCAGGTACATATAAAATATATTCTGCGTGGATGGCAAGTCACACATCAACATCTAACTCAAGTTATTTTGATTTAACTATTGGTGGAACAGCACAGGGTACAAGAGATACAATAACTAAAGAATGGCAAGACACAACGAACATTGAAGCACTTTCAAGTGTATTTTATGTCACGTTATCTGGTGTTAACACGATTTTACTTAGATATTGGAATGAAGGTAGTAGTACGACAATAAGTGATGCAACAATTGAATTAATAAGAGTAAGTTAATATAAACATAATGGACACAAAAAAACATTTAATAGCATATCAGATAAGCGGTCAAACCGTTGGAATCGATATAGAAACCTATGACCCTGCGGATTTAAACGGAAATCCCGCAATGCAAATCATTCTTAGTGGTGAAACCACACCAGATGGTTATGTTGAAATCGACACAATTGAGTATTGGGATAGGTTTGGTCTTGGCGTTGCCAATGATTATGCTGTGGTTAAATTTCAGATAAAAGATATGGCACAAATTATTGGTTGGACTGGTTTAACCAATACTGAAAAGGATTTGTGTATTAAATATTATAGTTATCCAACACCTACAGATGCAGTTATTTACTTAATGACAACCAAAGGTTGGTCACAAGCACAGGCACAGGGATTTGTGTTACAGTCTTGGCATAAACATCATCTCAGAAATATTGTGGCATATACCCAAAGATGGAATTATGCTAAATTCACGGTGCTCTCATATATTAATAGAGATGACGGTGAAGACCTATTTAATACTGTTAAACCACTTATTGATTTATATATTGATGTGGGTATCTTGGGTTGGGAGTTCAATGATAATCAAGATGGAATTATTGATTACGTGTATTCATCACACGGATTCATTGGTCAGGGTCTTGAGGAAAACGGCTATACATTACTACAAGGTGATTGGGATGATTTTAAATTAGCATTGGATAAAGTTCTGGTGTGTGGTATTTATGATAAATATACAGATTTATAATGGCAAAACAAGAGACAAATTTTTTAGAAATATTATTCCGTAGTATACTAATTGATATGACGGTTTATGATGATAGTGGTAATGCATTGGTTATTGATGAATTAAACTATGACCCATTGGTTGGTTGTTTGTATATTACATCTGATGGTGATTCATATAAAATGAGACTCGATAAGAATTATGATTTTCAGGTTGATAAGAAATTCAGCAAAATCGTACCGAATAAACAAAAGATAAGCGGTAAAAGAAAAAGATAATTGTATTTATAAAAAACAGAAAAATGAATGAGATTTTTGAGGTTATATTTGGAGCATATACTTGGGTTCAGTTATTTGGATTTGCATGGTTTTTAGGTATTGGTTATTTAATTTATGGAATAACCGAAGCCAGTAACCGTGATAGGTTGAGTACCAACACCCCAAAGAAATGGAAGTGGAGATTTTGGTTTAAAGACAATTGGCGCAGATATTTGACAACCATTTTGTCAACATATATTTTCTTTAGATTCTACGTGGAATTCGTAGGACACGAGTTCATGTATTTCGAGGCACTTATGATGGGACTTATTGGTGATGGCATCGGTGCTACTGCCAAGAAAAAGATTAAAAGAGTTCAAGCCAACAGAGAAAAACTAATGAAAGCCGAAAGAATAATTGCAGGTGATTATGCCGATGAAGATATAGGATAATGGATTATAGCACATTTAATATGAATAACTTCTTTATTAAGAAGGACAGTACATTACCAGTATTGAAACTGCCCCTAACTCAACATACGAGAGAGCAGTATGATATTACTGATGATATGCTTGAGAACGTTGCTGTGACATTCTCTATGATGGAAGCCGATACTGGCATATATCGTATTGCCAACGTTGCCGGAAATCTCGTTGTTAATAACAACAGACCAGAATATCCTGATGAGGTTCAATACACGTTAACATATCAATTTAAGTTATCACAAACAGCTAAAGCCGGAAGATATCTTGGTGAGTTTAAACTTGATTTTCTTGGTGAGAATTGTGGTAAAATCACGCTACCAACCCAGAAACTAATAAACATCCAAATCAGTGATAGCATAACAAAAACAACAGTAATTTAAATAAAATAGAATGAGTAATCAAAACCCACAAGATATAACTAGCGAACCTATGTGGCACGTTACTCCAACGTTTACCACATATTTTCCAATATCTGGTAATAATTCACAAGACATTACTACTGCCGAGACATTCTGGGTGCTTGGGGTTGATGGTACATATTTCAATAATGTTAGATATAATGGTCAGGATATTACGGAATTAACCACGTGGTATGTGGCTCCTATCAACACCACTTACATTCCCATTCCAACCAATAATTCTCAGGACATAAGTAATAACGAAGCAGTCTTTGTTGCGAATACCGACAGTACTTACTTCCCAATAGAATCCAATAATCACCAAGACATTACCGATGAGTTAGCCATTTACGAGATTCCAACTATCTAATTTCATTGCAATTCCAATTTTTTTCACTATATTTGCGGGATATTGAATTATTATGCTAAACCCAATTTTTGTAGTTAATTGTGAGAGGATAGCCAAAAGACAATGGTATTACCTTAGATATCCAATTAACGACCAATTAAATGAACGTATTAAAAACCTTCCAGAAGAGACCCGTAAGTGGAACGCTGGAATGTTATGTTGGGAGCTTAAAACCGAATCTTTATTTGCGTTAATTAAGAGATATCGGAATTCAAAGAAGATTCATTTTGATTTTGGATCAGAGGTGAGTCGCCAGATTTTCATCGACCAAGTCGAAAAATTAAAAATTAAGGAAGTAGAGAAGCGTAAGTTTGTTGCTGAACTCAATATTAAGAAAGAACACTGGGTTAAATATAAGGAAGAACTTGAGACCACGTATGAGGAACATAGTGAGAAAGTGCATGCACTACTGAAGCCCGGAATAAAACTATATCCACATCAAATCGTTGCCTCAATGTTTATGAATGCCACTCGTAACACCCTGATTAGCCACGAGATGGGCTTGGGGAAAACTCTTAGTGCCATTCTTTATGTGGAAATGAATGGGTTCGAAAGGGTCATTGTAATTACACCAAACTCATTAAAATTTAATTTCTATGGTGAGGTCAAGAAGTTCACAGATAGTAGTGCACATATTGTGAATTGGAAGAATAACACCTGTGGGATTGAAGAAGCGAAATACATTATTGTAAATTATGATTTTTTCAACCCCAAAAATACCAAAGAAAAGAAGTTTACCACGAAGTGGAAGAAACTTGGAGTTAAAGTTATTGATGCTGTTATATGTGACGAATCTCAAAAATTAAAAAACACCAAAGCCAATACCTATAAGAACTTTAAGAGCACATTTAATAGTAAAATTTTTAGAAATGAAAAGGTATCAAAAATCTTTTTATCTGGAACACCTGCTCCGAACCGGGCACATGAACTATACACGGTTTTGAATCAGATTTCAAAGGTGGATTTCCCCACAAAAAAATATTTTGAGCAATATTATTGTGGTATGAGCCGTAATGAAGACGGGTGGGGATATGATGTAGATACAATGGACCAGAAGTTTGAGGAACTCTATCACAAAATTGCACCATATACGCACCGTAAGAGGAAATTTGAGGTTCTAACGGACTTACCGGATAAAACCTACCAACGCATCTTATTGGAAATGACTGAACAGGAGCAACGAATTTATGATGAAATTGAAGCCGGAATTGCCAATGAGTTCGTGGAGCACCCCAACAGGAATCCACTAACAATCATGATTCGTTTGAGACAATTTCTGGCACTCGCAAAGGTTCAACACATAATTGATTTAGTTGAGAGTATTTTAGAGACCGGGGAGAAAGTAGTGGTTGTGGATTATTTTAAGGATAGTTTATATAAAATAAATGAAAAACTTGGTGATACCATAACCGCTCTCCACACTGGAGACCAGAAGGATGTGGAACTTCGTGCTGAAATAGTGAAACGGTTCCAAGACAAGAATAACCCCTTAAAGGTATTTCTTGGCAGCATCCAAACCTGTAACTATGGACTTACCCTTACTGCTGCCAGTAAGCTCTTTATTACGACTTTGCCCTACTCAGTGGGTGAGTATGACCAAGTAAGTGACCGACTCCATAGAATCGGACAAAAGGCTGCTGTAAACATCTATGTTCTGATATTCCCCGATACTATTGATGATTACGTGTTTTCAAAAATCGAAGATAAACGCAAAGAAATTGTTAAAGTAATTGATAACGAAGAATATAAATCCGATGTAAGTGAATCCGTATTGAGCGACTTGGTTCAATGGATTAAAGATAAACACAATAAAAACGAAGAAAATGACTGAATCCACGGTAAAGAAGCAAATGAATAAACACGAGGTGTTGGGTGAAATTAAAGGGTTTCTTGAAGGATATAATAATGAAATCAAGTACCTAGTTAATGTCGAAACCGATTCCAGAACAGATATCGCTGAATGTATTATTCATGAACCCGGTCAGAAACCTAGAATTGAGAAGATAAGGTATCAGCCTTTCGTTCACATGAAGGATTTGAAGAAGCATGGGATTGAACTCTATCCCGGTAAAGACGAAGAATATATTAAGAGTAAGCAAATCAAGTACGGAATTACTATCACCAAATTAAAAACAGGGAATCAGCAAAGACTGGTGGATGGTTATTGTTATAAGGTAACGAGTCATAGGTCTAGCAATGACATCAATCAGTATTTTAAGGATGGTGGATTTGACCGTTTCGAAAAACTTTATGATGAAAATGGTCGGATTGTACGAGATGATAAAGATAAAATCGTATATAAAAATCGTGATTTCTTCCATAGTGTTCACACCAATGAACAATTCTTTATAAGCACACAATCAAGACTTTACAAGGGCTATGAACAATATAAGGAAGTTCACCGTGTAACGGCTGACATCGAGACCGAGGGTTTGAGATATCAGATTCATAGAATGTTTGCTATTGGTGTTAGGGACAATAGGGGGTTTGAAACCATATTAGAGGTTGATAAGCGTGATGATGATGAATCTGAAATTAAATTAATTCAGGACTTCTTTAATCTAATTCACTATCTCAGTCCGGCAGTCCTTTTAGGACACAACTGGGAAGACTTTGATATGGAGTTCATTCTGGGTAGAGCCAAAATACTTGGTATGGATTTGACTCAGCTTCCCACTGGTTTGAAAGACGGAGTTCATATTTCAAGAAAAGGTGGGACGAGTGTGAAATATGGAAACAACAGTGACAAATATACTGCTACCAAAATGTGGGGGATTTCGATTATTGATAGCCTTCATGCAGCAAAACGGACTCAAGCAGTTAATACCGATATTAAGAAGACCAACCTGAAGTATATTGCGAAATTCGAACATTTTGCCAAAGAAAATAGAACTTATATTAAAGGTGAAGACAACGATATTGGTAGATTTTATAACGAGAATAAGGTTTTTCTTTGTAACGAAAAGAACGAATATATTGAAATTCCAGATGAATTTCAGGATGTGGGTGAGAAATTAATTAAACTTCAAGCCAATAAGCACAAACTAACTGAGGACCAACATAAGGAACTTAAGAAAAAATATCTTGACGAAACAAAAACCTTTATCCCTTGGTTCAAAGCCAATTGTATCGAGAAAAATCTAATAATATTTATTAGGGGTAGGAAACTTGTGAAGCAATATCTCCTTGATGACCTTTATGAAACTTCTCAGGTTGATGAACTTTACAACCAGTCATCATTTATGGTTGCTAAAATCGTACCAACTACCTACCAGAGAATCTGTACTATGGGTACGGCAGCAGTGTGGAATTTACTTCTAACGGCTTGGAGTTATGAAAACGACTTGGCTATACCTATTCCCGATAAGTATTTGGGGTTTAGTGGTGGTCTGGCACGAACATTCAAGAAGGGTTATACCGAGAAAATAATCAAAATTGACTACGCCTCTCTTTATCCAATGATTCAGCTAACGGATAAGGTATTTCCTATGTTCGATATCACAGGTGTTATGGAAAAAATGTTGTTGTATATGACGACTACCCGTAATATCTATAAGAAAATGGGTGTTGGTGATAAACTTGATAAGGAAGAAGTCGAACTTCTTGAACAACTTGACCCTGAAGTACATCAGAAGTATATAAGTGATACCCTGTCATCGGAAGATACTGCGATGTTTAAGATTAAGCAACTACCTATCAAGATTCTAAACAACAGTTTATATGGTGCATTGGGTTCGCACATAAGTTTCAATTGGTCAGATAATATCTGTGCTGGTAGAATCACCTGTAT